AACGAAACAGCGACATGGGACTGTGCCGCAAGATTGTACACCTCATCGGGCTTGTACTTCACAAGCAGATTAGTAATCGTTCCACCATCTGATAGATCGTAGTAGCACATCTTGAACTGCGAGTTCGTGATTTCGCCGTTGTAGATGTGATCCACGCGCTCGGTGTTGATGAGCGAGGTTCTCCGCTTGAGTCCCACCACAAAGTAACCCTTTGAGATGAGGAGATCCGCAAGGTAAGATCCGTCCTGTCCGTTTACGCCTGTAATGATTGCTGTTTTCATTTTAGATGCTCCAATCGCTTTAGATGTTCCAATCGCTAGTGTCACTTTTCTTGCCATACTTCGCAGAAACTGAAGTCAAATCTCGTGGTCTGTAGCCTGCTCCGTATCCAGAGTCTTCGGTCTTCTTGATGTTGGAGTCGCTGAGGTCTGTGTACTCGTCGCTGCTCACGTCGTAGAACTTCATCTTCGCGTAGTTCAGCCCCACGATGAACTTCTTGTTTGTGGACTTCTGATTGTAGCGGTTCTTCAACTGCTTCACCATGATCTGTCCAGACTTCTCCAAGTCCTCTGTGGTGATTAGTGCCACCATGAAGTCTGCCGTCTGCGGCAAACCAAAAGACTCCGATGTTTCCGTCAGGTCAATGTCCGTGGACGAGAATCCTGATCGGTTCACTTGGGTAGCAGTCACGATGGGCAGATCGTGCTCCACTGCCAAGCCACGCATCTCTTCTGCAATGGCTTTGATGTACGTGTACGAGTTGATGTTGTTGCCTTGCTTGAATCGACTGGACGCACAGATGTTGATGTAGTCCACGAAGATGATGTCAGGCACGAATCCTTTCTTCAAGCGCAACTCGTCCAACAGGATGCGAAAGTGGTTCACGTTTGCCATAGACGTGGGGTACTCTTTCACAATGAGTTTGCCGCTGATGCCCCGCGTGGCATTCTTCAGCCGCTTCTCGTACATATCCTTCGGCAAGTCCACCAGTTCGTCCATCGTGATGTCCATGACGTTCGCGTCTATGCGTTCGGCAATCCGTTCCTCTGCCATCTCAAGGGTGATGTACAGCACATTTTTATTCTGCATGAGACACGACGCGGCATGGTGACACATGAACAGTGACTTGCCCACGTTTGTGCCTGCCATGATCACATTGAGAGTCTTGGGAGATATGCCGCCCTTGGTGATGGTGTTGAACATCTCCAAGTCAAAAGGAATCTTCTTCTCCACCTTGTGGTAAAAATCGTATCGGTGTTCGTAGTCCTCAAGAAAATCGTGTCCCACGTTGGTGTCAAACGAAACCGCTAGAGCCTTGGACAAGATTTCAGGCAGAGCATTGGGTGTTCTGGTTTTGTCCTTGCCGTCAATGATTTGAATGGATTCAAGAATGGCATTGTAGATGGCTTTGTCCTTGCAGAAATTCTCTGCCGTGTCCACCAGCCACTCCAAGTCTTGCTTTGGAGCCTTTGCCAAATCGTACAGCACACTCTTGCACCGCGAGAACTCGTCTTCGGTAAGAGTCTTGTTGGCTTCCAGTGAAATGACAAGGGCTTCCTTTGTGGGGATGCCCTTGTACTCGTCTACGAACTCCTTCAGTGATCGGAACACCGCACGATCAACCCGATCACTGAAGTACTCCTCCTGCAAAAACGGAATGGTCTTCTTGCAGAATTCGCTGTCGTTAAGCAGCCCTGCCAGTATTGTCTTCTCGGTTTGGCTCATACAATTCCTTATTCGTCACCATCGGCGGATTCCTCTGATGGCTTCTCGTCTGATCCGTAGCAGAATTCCTTCTTGGCTGCGGCATCAATGGCTGCAAGAATCTCGTCCGTGTAGTACTTCTCGGGATTCTTGTTGATCTGCGACTCGAAAGCCGTCTTGCCGTTGGGCAGTTCAATCTTCGTGGACACCTTCTTGAACACCCCGTACTTCACCGCAACATCAAGCAGCCCGTAGTACTTGTTCAGCCCTGTCTCAAAGTTCAACTGCACATCCACCATCTTGTCCTGCTTGGTCAGGCGGCTCTTGTACGCCTTGCAGTGGATGATGTTGCCCACCACCTCGTTGTCCACCTTGTCCTTCTTCTTGGACAGGTAGATGATCGTGGACGCGGCGTACTTCAGACCGCTGCCGCCGCCCATCTCCTTCGTGGGCACATACGCGCCCACCACATCGTAGGTGTGGTTCGTCATCAGCAGGGGAATCCGTGCGTGACCCAACTTGATGGTCAGGACTCGGAACGCTGCCTTCGTGACCTGTGCGCGAGTCATGTCGCGGGTGTTCTTGCCCTCTGCGGTGTCGTTCATCTCCTTCTCGGTGGACAACATTCCAAGGGAGTCAAGCACGATCATCATGCGGGGACGGGTGTCCTTGTCCGCTTCAAGGTACTTGTCCACCGACAGCACACACTGGTGGCGGAACTCCTCAACCGTAGCCACAGGCAGCACAGCCACGCGGTCGGTGTCAATGCCACGGGACTTCAGCAGATCGGAAGTGATGGCTTGCTCCGTGTCAAAGTACATGACCATCGCGTTGGGATCAGAGTTCAGGAACTCGCGCACCACATTGAGAGCAAAGTAGGTCTTGCCTGTGGCTTGTTCGCCTGCAAGTGCCACGATCTTGTTGTCGGGGATACCACCGTGAATGGAACCGCTCAGGAGCGCGTTGAACGCATACGATCCCGTGGAAATGAATCCCTTTACATCGCTGCCCTCCAAGCCGTCAGAGGCTACGGTGGCGTACTTGTTTCCTGCTGCCTTCAGAATGTCCTTCAGTTTCATGGTTTCTCCAGTTCTGTTTTTGCTTGCTCTGCCCAGTCCAGTTCTTCTTCACACCTGCGGATGTCACCCAGACTGCCGTGTTTGTCCAGCAACAACCGCTTTACTTCGTCACGCAGAAAGACCTGTCGAGCCTCCAGGAGGCTCTTCAGGTACTCTCTGTTTTGTGGTTTCAGATCACTCATCCCCTGCCAACTTCAGAGTCGGCACGGCAAGGTTAGGCTTCGTGGGCACAACCAAGCCACCAAAGGCAGAGTTGTACTCGTTCAGGAGTTGAGTCATGGGATCCGCAACAAACACCACGGAGTCCTTTGGAATCTGAATGGTCTGATCGGTGTCGATGAGTGCTGACCACGGAACCATCGCAAGGCTGTTGCCTTCGGGACGGCGCACGGGCACAAACATACACGGATTCTTCAGTGCATAAAAGTTTCCGTCAACCGTTTCATTCATATCTGCCACGACCTCTTCACCACTACGCATCTTCAAAATCTTAGTACTCATACCAGTCCTTTCTGTACATACACTACCGTATGTAGCGGATGTGTCCACTGTGAAATATACCTTTCCTGTTTACGCAAACAGGGAATCCAGTGTTGCTCTTTCTTCGGGACTCCATCCCACGGCATCTGTAATAGCCCGTAGTGGTTCCACGAATGTTTTATTGAATTGCAAATCGCGGTTAATGTATTTCTCCAGTCCAAACTCCTTGGGCAGAGCAGTAGGAAATCCAATCACGCTTTCGTGAATTGGATTAGGAGTCTTCAGGTAGATGAATTTCATCTTCTCGCCCTCGCCAATGGTTCGGTACTTGCGACCCAGTTTGTGCTTGGCTATGAGATTGTTGTACAGCAGTGCCGCTTTCACTGCAATGGGTGTGGCTTTCTTGTACACGGCTGTGCTGCTGCGCCACTTCTCCATTTCAGAAACCGAGCGGGGCGACGAGATGTCCTCAACAGAAAGCCCCTTGAACTCGCTCTCTGTACTCTTCACGAACGCCTGCAATGTACTCTCGTCGCTTGTGAGAACCATCTCAATTGCAGTCTTCAGTGCCTTGCGGACGTACGCAGGGGTGGAAGACCGAGCAGTTTCCATGCCCATGATCTTGAACTTCGGGGTCTTGTAGCGAACGCCTTCGGCATCCCACACAGACAGCATATACCGCTTCTTTGCAGTCCACACGCCCTTCTCCGCAATCACTTCACGACCCATGACCATCTTGTTGGTGTACGCGTTCATGCACTGCGCAAGGATGGCAAACTCCCGTTCAATTTGCGGTTGGAGTACCCGCTCACAGAACTTGTCCAAGAAGTCCACCACCCTTTGCGCGTCGTGTTCACCCTTGAAGGATGACTGCACTACCTTGCCAAGTCTTAAGTACACCGAGTCGGTGTCTGATGCAATCACGTAGTCCTCACCGTTGGTCTTGAGGATTCGATTCAGGAACTTGTTCAGCGCATCACCAATCCATTGGATGCTCAACTGCCCCGAAAGCGTGATGGCTTCCGCAAGGGCTACATCAAAGAAACGGAAGTACTCGTTGCCGATTGCGCCGTAAGCGGAGTTCAATTGAATCTTGCGAACCAACTGGAAGTTCTTGTACTTGGAAATCTCGTACTCGATTTCTCGTCGTTTGGAAGGGGGCGCGTTCTTGTCCAGTGCTTCAAGCCGCTTCTGCGCTTCGATCATCAGCCCCTTGAACCGCTTGCGCTCTTCGTACATCGTCTCCATGAGTTCAGGCAAGAAGCCTTGACGGTCGCGCACGAATGAAACCCCGTTCGCGGCAACAGAAACACACTTCTCCTGCGCCAACCGAGTCATTTGCGCTACACGAGGATCCCCTGTTAGAACCTGTTCAGGAGAAATGGATCCACGCGCAGTGACATTACACTTTGTTTCCGGCGACACGTTGTACTGCATGATGAGGTGGGGATACAGCGAGTTCAAGTCGAAACTCACCACCCAATCGTGCTTGCCTACAAGGGGATCCTTCACATAGGCACCCGCGTACTGGTCATCCTTCTTGTGGTCTGTCTTCTGTGGAATGACCATGCCCTTGCTCATCAGGTGATGGTGAATGATGGCATCCCATGTACGAACTTGTGAGAACACGTCTTCAAAGTTCACCCGTGCCGAATACGCCAAGGCTACGGCTAGTTCAAGCAGTTTCAGTTTGCTCTCTAGTTTGTCCACAAGCCGAACGTCTTGGACGTTATACTCTACGAACCGCTGAAAGTCCTGTGTGTAGAACTCTTGAATGGTTTCGTACTCACCGTAGGACAGTTTCTCCTCGCCCAACTCCACCTTGGAAATGTGGTTGAGTGAGTACGACTCCTGCTTCACGTAGGTGAACTTTTGGTACAGTTCGTAGTAATCAAGAGTAGCCAATCCGCTGATCACATATGCCGTCTGATCTCGACCCATGCGGTTCACCACGGTTTCGCGTAGCCGACCCCACGGAGAGAGGGAGTTCGCCCATCCGTCTTCAAGACGATTCATTCGTGCCACTAGGTACGGAATGTCGAAGAACCGAATGTTCCATCCCGTTACGATATCCGGATCGAGCGACTTCCACAACTGGACGAATCCTTCCAGCATTTCCCGCTCGTCATCGTATGGGATGGCTTGAACTCCCTCTCCCTCTATGTGGAAATTCCCCAACCCAAACACATAGGTCTTGCCGTCCTGTGTTACCGTAATGGCAATCACCTTCTCCGTGGGTGATTCAGGTGTGGGAAACCCGCCTTCGCAAGAGGTTTCAATGTCGATGGTGGCAATACGCAGCCCGTCCATCGCGTACTGCACTTCTCCAGGAAACTCCTTGTACAAGTACTGGTACACAAAGTTTGTGTTGCCGTAGATGGGGTAGTTGGACACGTCCTTGAAGCGGTCAATGAACTCACGCGCTTCACCAATGTCGTCAAACTGGATTGCTTCTACGGGGCTTCCGTGAATGGTGGTGAATTGGGTTCCGCTCTTGTGGGTGGGAATGTACAGAGTGGGACAGAACGGCACACGGATGTGCTGCCTCTGCCCGTTTCGCCATCCACGGTACAGGATACTCTTGCCACGAATGTCAACGGAAGTGTAGAAGTCCACTGTGTTCCTTATCGTTCCACCAACGCAACCCAGTCCTGATGCACCATGTCCTTGTCTTCGTGACCTTGACCCTTGTTCTGTGTCCGATCCCACAGGATGCGGTCACCAACGCGGATGTCCTCCGTTAGTTTATCACCGATTGCAGCAACCGTACCCCAAATGTAGCGAGAACGGATTACTTCATTGTAGATGATGCCTGCTTCGGTCTGTGTCTGTCCGCCGAGGTGCGACTGCACCCAAATCCATTTTCCAATTGGCTTGAATCCACTCATTACAGTCTCCTATTTTTTGGTCCCCATTCTTTCCACACGAAAGTAATGGTATTTGCAAGTAAAAAACCCAACAGTGTAAGTCCCCAGTCTCGTGAAGTCATTTCAATCCTCCAATGTACTCATGCGAGTAGCACACCCTGTCAGCGTGTTTGTGTTGATATCGTCCTTCAAACCGCGACAAACGTGTCTTGTAGTCCTGCCTTGAGATGCCGTTCTTTGTGGTGGGCTTCCACAGTGGCGAACGATTGCGGTACTCACCCATGCGGGGATGCGCAGTCTTTGAGAAATATCGACAGCCGTCTCGCGTAAACATTTCGCCTGTTGCATCAGAGATGCGCACACCAAGCCCCAAGCCTTGGAAGTCAGGCAGTACCACGGTTCGGTGTTCACGCCAGGCACGTTTCAAGGTTCCGCTTGGAAGAGTAATTGCTGAAGTGAATCCGATGGGGCTGTCGTTCCACGTGAACAACCAACATCGCGCACTCTTATTAAGGTTTCCGTCGAGATAGTGATGGTTGCGGAACATTGCCCATGCTTCGCTTCCGCAAGGAAGCATTTCCAAGACAATTTCGGGTCGCCTTTCCAACCCCCTTCCAACGCAACGGTTGGTGCTGGTGTCAAACACCCAATCAGGTCGCAACCACTCAATGATGTCGTAGTGGCAGGACGCAAACACCAACCCCTTCAACCCCTTCTGATCCACATAGCGGCGAATAGAATTTGCACACGACTTCGCAACATTCCTGTCCACCACTGAAGTGAACTCGTCCACCACCGCGC